GAGCGGCTTGCTGATTTGCAAGTCCTGTTTGCTGCTCAAGAGACGCTTGCTGTATTGCGCGCTGTTGTTGACCGGTTATATCAAATTGAGCTGCACGCTGCGCTTGATTGAATGCATTAGCTCTTTCCCGTGCAATTAAATCCGCCGCCTGTTGACCGTATGCCTTGCGCGTTTCTGCTTCAGCTATGCCTTGACGAGATCCGCCGAATGCATTTGCGGCCGTAGCTTGGGCGCCTTGCTGATTTAATGACATTTCTTGTGCGCCACCTAAATCACGCAATCCTGACTCAATAACTGCATCAGTGTATGGCGACATATAATTAGCCATGTTTGCATCCGCAATGCTGCCAACATTTCCAATTTGGGCTGCTTGCGCTGTTGGAGTAGCCATTGACGCTATATCGCCATATGTATTAGCTGCCTGATTATATAACGGAGTACCCATGCTTAGAGCCCCATAACCGGTCATCGCTTGTTGCTGTAAAGGCGTCATGCCTGCAACGCGATCTCCCTCAAAAGATTGATATGGCTGCGCTAAAAAGTCTTGAGCAAATGGTATTACAGTGCCTTCCAAGAAGTCCTGTTGGAATTGTGGCATACTTTTTGTTTCGGTACTTTTAGATCCCATTATCTTAACTCCATCTCATAATGAGTATACATCGCTTGAAATGGCGACGTGTCTACATATTTTTCAAAACCTTTTCTGCCGTCAGCTTCGACGGCGTCGAGCCCTGCATCTAACGCTAATTTTTTCATTAGGTCTATTGCTTCGTTCATCCACTGCCTCATGCGTTTACCGCCAATAAATTCAATCTTTAAATTTTTTCTTTGAGGGTGCTTTACAACCACGGTTGTCATGGCCGCTACTAACTTGTCCTCGAGATGAATAAGCCACATGACAGATCCACCTTCTCTTATGTCGTCTTCAACGTCCTGCATTGTGACGTTGTGAGCTTGCCTCAGTATCGCCGGAGCCAGTAACTCCATCCCCTCGCTAATGTAATCATCAAAGTCTTCAGTTAACACGGGTAATATGCTTACCTTTGGCTTTGTATCTAACTTTACTACATTATCTAACATATTTACACCCCTATCACCACGTACTTAATCCGACACGTTTCCAGATAGCCGTAGAGCCGTCATAAGACGCAGTGCAAATGTAAATGTAATTTGTATCCCACGCAATCATGCCGATAACGTCGCCAGTAGAGCCAACGCTAGACGCAGGAGTGGCTTGCTTTGTAGCGAGCTGCCTAAATGCGCCGCTTGATGAAATAACTGCATATTTTTTAGAGGTGTCCCAAAGCACGACGCCATCCTCAGAAGGGTTATCGTCTGTAGTTTTATGATAAAAACGCGATAATTGACGCTGTAAATACGTCGTTAGGTTTTGCCCCCATGCTTTTATGTCGTCGCCAATAGGTGGAAGTACCGGAGCCGCCATTATCTACGCCCACCTGCTTTAGCATCAATACGCATCGTGCCAACGCGCCATGCAGCATATGGCGTGTCGCCCTCAACTCTCATACGTATCTGGCGACCAGAAAACCTGACGGCTGTAGGGTTGGCAGGCGTGTAGGGGCCGTGCGTTGATTCTGTTGCGTTTGGATAAAATCTGCTTTTAAACTTAATGTTTACGTCGCCTTGCGTTTTTTCGTCTGGTATGAGGTCAGTTACCTGCATAATTCTATCGCCAGATCCCATGCTAAACGGGCCGCTTTCTGCAAATACGCCATCTGCGTCGGTCACGGTAATATTATTGCCCATAGAATTACCATGCACGGTGCAGTAATATTTTAAGCTTGCAGGCGCATCGCTTGGCACGACAAAAGTTGTTTTTGCCCCCGAGCTTCCTGCGGTTCCAGTAGCTGTAACTCCAGAGGTATACGAAGTGTCGTCTGACGTTCTAAAAGCAATCGGGTGATTTGAATTAGAATTATCACTTTGGTCAAAGACATAAGTGTATCCGCGTTTAAGTGTAATTGCAGGATAGTTGCTGCCGTCTAAAATAAACCTGTTACCACCGCCAACGCTTGCAACTGTGACCGTGTATGTTTGAGTGTCAACGTAGCTCAAGCCAACCTCGTGGTCGAACATGGCGCCATCTTGCCCCATAAGCATAGGATACTCAAATACACCTCTAGATGCACCAGAGGTGCGCGAGAGGCTTCCTATAAGCCAATGGTTTTCCTTGTAGTCAAATGCAACGTATCGATCTATCTCTGTTGAGCTGCCAGAACAGTAAAACCACCAGATTTCTCCAAACTGGCCATTTGTAAACGCCCACGTTTTACTTTTCTGTGAAGTGTTTAAGTCGCCAAAGACATAATCATGTACGGCGCAAGGTATTTCTGACACGACATTTCCGTCAAAACGGAAAAAACCGCCGTTGCCCATCCAGAAAACACCCATATCAACGTCGGCTGCCGCACGCCTTGATATAGTGCCGCAGGACGTGCCAACTCGTTGAAAAGAGTACACATAAGGCGGTCCTATATATCGGGCCGTGTGGGCATCGACATCTGTCAGAATAAGCGTCTGACCACGGGTTCTTATAGCCGTCTCTATCTGCCCAGACGTTTGCAGCTCTATGTCTCCTGCTTCGTTTGTCGAGGCCGGCGTCCAAGTCGTATTGTCTTCACGATCTGAAAATGCCACCTTACGAGGATTGCCACCTGCGCCAAGCGCAAACACAAATCGCTCTTCAGTTACTATTACGCCCAAATTATTAGTTGGTGCGTTGGCTACTACTGCGGCTTTAGAAGACGTGCCAAGTTGCCATTCTAAAATCCTACCGTCTGCCGTAGAGCACGCTAAAAGATACTCGCCCCAATTATCTAACGACCAAGTAGTTGCAGGAGAAAGATTACCAGTGTCTGGCCGAGGCGTGCCGTATGTACCAGATCCGTAAAAGCCATATCCGTATCCAATATTTACAGATGCACTTTCAGATCCTGCCGTCAAATCTGTAGGCGCAATGTCGTATGCCGTACCGCCAGATACAACGGCAAACAGCTCGTTATATGATCCTGCGGCAACATATCTCGTTCCGTTGTTACTTTCCCATGTGTGCATACCACGGGGGGCGTTGGTTGTAATCGATGCTATGTTTTCATTTACGCGCCAACCACCAATTGGTCTGAGTGATCCGTCTCTCCATCGTACTAATGAACCGTCACGCCACCTACCTGCTGCATCAAGGTCTGTGCCTGTTCTGTAAAATCCGGCAGGAATTTTTAGCGGTATTAGCGGCATGTCGTTACTCTGGTTTTGTTGGCCATGAAATAGTGTTTGGAAATCCCGATTGCTGCGGCACGTTTAATAGGTCTGTACGGTACTGCGACCACTCAGATTGTTTTTCTGACGTCATATCTGCCCAACGAAGAGGGTTGGACACGATACAGTCTACTTCTGATTGTAATAAATGATCTCTCATCACTCTCGCTTGACTCGCTGCTTGTGCGTCTATTTCACTTTCCGTTGGTGCAGTGTAGACTACAAAGTCTGAACCAATCAATGTTAGTAAATCATTATTATTTATTGTCATGTCAGTGTCAGATGCGTCTAATGTATAGGGTATCCAACCAAACTCTGGATGATTTATTTCAACATCAATTCTGCTGTTATCTGCTGCTAAAGACTTAGCATTTCTATATTCTGTTATCTCTATGCTCATTATGAAATCCTTAAAAATAGTGTCGATGGCGCTCTATTGTTTACAACTCCTTGTCTATCAGCCGTTCCCATAGCTCTCCAAGTTCCACTAGGAGCACTACCGTCAATAGTTGCGGCTGTACTATCGCTGTAAACGCTTGTTGAGAGAAAACCAGACGCTTTGAGGCTTGATCCCGAATAAGTAGTACCTGCAAAAAAAGTACCTGCCGTTGTTTGGCCTAATAAAGCATACGAACCTACTGCACCAAATGACAACCCTGCCGTAGCAGTTCCAACTTGCGCTGAAGTTGGCGCGGCAGAGGTTAAGTAACCTTGCGTAGAGTGATCGCCCCACCCATAAGCAGTGTCCCAATTTGATTGACTAGACGTAGTCGGGATGCTGTAACCACTTGCTAATGAGATTGCAAATGTTCCGCTCGTTGTAATTGTCGATGGGCTGACGCTTAAACCAGTTGGCACAGTCACTCCAACGCTTGTAACTGAGCCAGATCCTGCGGAGGCATTTATGTACGTTTTTATGTCTGACAGTGCTACCTGCTTCATTGTGCCATCATCGTTAAACACAACGCGGTCTGCATCTACAACGGTTGTAGAAGTGGCGCTTGTGTCGCCATCAAGTATGTTAATCTCAGCCGTGGTAACAGTTGCGCCGTCTAGCTTGTTAAGCTCTGCAGCCGTGCTAGTCATTGCCACGCCGCCAATTTGCAATGATGTCATGTTTGGCGTAGTTGCGTTTGTGCCGTCTGCGTTGTTATTTATCTCGGATACAATGTTGTCCAATGCCGTGTTTGTTGTGGTTCCCCACGTATCCTCAGATCCGCCTACTGTCGCCTTGGTTATTGATAACGCCATCTACTTTCTCCTCTATGCCGCGTTTTGCCAAGTATCGCTTGGCTTTGCCACATTTGTCCATGTCTCGCTTATATCAGAAACATCTGTCCATGTCTCTGGTGTAATTTCCTGTACGTCCCATAAGAAACGTACTGGCATTGTCGGCGTGCCTGCCGTTATCTCTGTTGCAGCTAGAATATGATCCTGACTAAATATTACCGAATCAACTACTGGCGTAGTCGTGATTTCTTGCGGCTTCGCATGTACAATTTGCGTAAAAGAGATGCTATCTACAACTGGCGCGCCTGCGGTAATATCGTTAACACCGTATCTTTGTTCAAGAACGAGGCTGTCTATTATTGGCGCGCCAGAAGTAATTTCGTCTGCGTTAAACTCAAATAACAATACCAAACTGACGTTAAACGTCGGAGCTCCAGTAATAATGTCAGCAATTGAAAAGGTTTCATCTTCTGCAATTGTAACCGTGTCTAGCAGTACGGCGCCGGTTGTTATTTCGGTTGCAGTTAGTATGTGTGTTTGAGAAATACCTACTTGAGAAACAGGCGTCGTCGTTATGTCTGATATAGTAAACGAATAGACCGCAATACCTGTATCATCTGCTACTGGCGCTACCGCTAGAGGTGAAAATCCAAACATCGTTTATCCTATCACAAGTAAATTATTAATTATTTACAAGTGTCCATTCAGTATTTTCTTCGTCCCACATATATTGATTTCCATCATTTGGCATAGAAACTGGTGGCTCATACCGACAAGTTGTTTCATTTAATGCCCATGATGTATAATTTTGTGGCGGAACAAAGCCATCTAAATCTTCGCGCCATGTAAATCCTACGGCCGCGTAATTTTTCCTAAAAGAATTATTGTAACTGGTCTGTTTCCAATTTGTGTCATTTCCGTATAGCGACTTACAAAAAGCTATACCTAATTCTTCTAGTTCATTACCATTTTCATCCAATATAACGTTATTATTAAGCACGATAACCCTAAGTACGACATTACTATCATCTAATTCTGCAAAATGTGCCATTTTTACTCCTATGTAAAAGGTATAGTTCCACTAGACGTAAACTTATATATTCTGCTGATGAACTAGGATAAGGCATTAGAACGTGATACTCCCAGAACCTGTGAATTTGTAAATGTTGTAAGAGCCGTCAGTTGTTACTGTTGGTGATCCTGTCGTTGCTGTGGCTGTCGCTAAAGTACGGATAATTACAACTCCAGAACCGCCATCGCCGCCATATCCACCTGAGTTAAGATCACCATCACCACCGCCGCCGCCACCAGTATTAGCTACGCCACTTGCAGCATTATTATTTCCATCGCCGCTGTCGCCGCCACCGCCAAGTCCACCTGAGGCATTAGGCTGATAATTTGTTCCTGCGCCGCCTGCACCGCCGCCAGCATAATAAATTGCTGTACCAGTGATTGATGATTGCAAGCCTACACCACCAGCAGAGCCAGCCCCTGTATTGTCAGCAGGTGGACTTGAGCCTGCACCACCTGCACCGCCGCCACCGCCGCCGCCACTATTAGAGTCAGCATTACCGCCATCGTTGCCTTGTCCCGATGTTCCTGCGCCACCAGAGCTTCCGTCAATACCACCACCTGCACCACCGCCTGAGCCACCTGCACCACCTGCGCCGCTAACTCCACTCTGACCATGTGCGCCATAACCGCCGCCAATCGCAGAAATAGTCGTTATTCCTGAGCCAGAAAGTGATGAGGTTGAACCTTGAGCACCATTTTGATCATAGCTCGTTGCACCCGCACCACCAGCACCAACTGTAACGGTATAGGAAATACCAGAATTTAGGTTAAGTGCTGTTCCAGTGAGCATACCACCAGCACCGCCTCCACCTGCGCCGCCATCTCCATCACCCTGCGTATCACCTGAACCGCCTCCACCTCCACCACCTATTACAAGGTAGTCAGTTATTGGGTCAATAACTGTTCCTACAGCAGCAAGCAAAGCCATTTGTATGCCTGACATTAGCTTACATTCCCTGTGATTACACAAACAGTACCACTAATAAACAATATTGTACAAACACCTCTAGTTGCTAACGTAACACTAGCCTTATCTGCATCTTCACCACCGATATATGCAGTAGTAATTGAGCACGTTATTGTGCGGTCACCTGATGTATTGTTAAATATAGAAATCGCGTCACCTGCGGAGAATGTGCTGTTTGGAACAGTTATTGACCCACCTGACCCAATGCCTACAAAGTTTCCTATATCACCAGTAGTCAATGTGTAGCTTGAGGTTTTGTCAGAGCCAGATTGCGGTATAGCTCTTATAGCTCCGTCACCATCACTTACAGTGCCGCTAAAAGTTGGAGATGCAAGTGGCGCTTTGGCTGCAATGCTGTTTGTTACAGTTGTGGAAAAGTTTGCGTCATCCCCAAGTGCGGCTGCAAGTTCGTTTAAAGTATTTAAGGTTGATGGCGCACTGTCTACTAAGTTCGACACCTCTGTGTTGACAAATGCAGTTGTAGCTATCTTTGTAGAGCTATCACCTGCCGTAGCAGTTGGCGCTGTGGGAGTTCCTGTTAGTGCAGGGCTTGCTAATGGCGCTTTTGTATCTATTTGCGTTTGTATTGCGCTTGTGACGCCATCCACATAATTAAGTTCGGCTGTCGTAGCCGTAACACCATCTAAAAGATTTAGCTCAGTAGCCGTTGCTGTAATACTTAAATCGCTTAATGAAGAAACTGATCCAATACCTGCTCTTGGCAATGTAATATTAGCGTTTCCACTTCCATCCTCTGCACTTATCGTAATTGACCCATTTGTACTATTTAATTTAAGTGGCATGTCTCACCTCATAAAGATTTAAGTGCATCGAAAATGCTGACTTCTAGTTGTGTGCTAGTTGGCACTGTAATAGTTATATCGCTATTTATAGCAGATCCATCGCCTAAACGAAATCTAGTTTCTGCATCAAGAGTTTTATCTACTGCTAAAACTTTCTGTGCAAATCCACCTGATATACCTGCCGCTATGTCTCTTGCTTTGCTCATCAGTCACCTACAAACCAAATTTATCTTCAAAATATGCAATCGCATCATCGAAGTCACTTGTGCTTAATGCATCCGTCATATAAATTTCATAAACTTTGCCAGTAAACAAAATTGAACTTCCTCCACGACCACCAATATACAAATCTTTATTCGTGGTTTGGTGAAATGGTATAGTACCGAATGAAATCACTCCATTTCTTTTGCCACCAAACTTTGATGAATAAAACATATCTGTTAGACTATTAGTTGATGGTAAATTGCTACCAAAAATAGTTTTTGTGGCGTTATTTACAGGGTCTTCTGTACCTGATCCATTGGCTTGTGTTGGATTGATGCCAGCAAATGTTCCACCTCTTCGTACACCATATGTATAAGTAGTATCAGAATAATGATACATTCCATTATTATTATTAGCGTTTGTACTGTGTTCTAGAATAAAAGGATTACTGCTTTCCTCTTCTATAACGCTAATAACACACATATTTGAAGGAAGTGTAATATTGAGAAAACCAAAAGACTGTACGGAATTAGGACTTGGATACTTAAAGTATGAATTTCCGTTACTATCAGTGCCTTTAGTAAAACCACCGCCAATAAAAGTAGCACTTTGCCCAACCGTATGTGTCCAAACAAAACTTGAACCAGAAGCGTTAAAATTAGTGCTTGGATTTTCCAAATGAAGTAATGTTGGTGTTGGTAAATCAGGAACTACTTTACCACCAGAGTTAAACCCTTTCACTGACCCACCGCCAAAGGTAGCTAACATCGGTGCATACAAAGGCTTTGGTTTTGGTATAAATAAACTCATAGGAACCTCTTATGCGTACTGAGTAAGCGCAGCTAAAACAGTAAACGTAGCATCGGCTGTTTTGATAATCGTAAATGAATAGCTGTCTATACTACTTGCATTACCTGCTGTTGGCGCAGAACCACCTGACCATTTTGGTGTTACTGAACTACCATCGACTTGGTAAGCGTTTAGGTAATAAGCTGTAGAGCCTTGCGTCATTGCAATGGCAACCGTAAGTGACTGACCTATAGCTAAATTAGCATTTACGTTACTAAAGTTTATTGTTCTGTTTGCAGTCTGATTTGCAGTATAAAGCTCAACAGCTTGTACAACTGTATCAAATGTAATTGTACCTGTTGTAGAAGTTTGAACTGTTACTTTCTCGTATACTTCTTCTATGTCTAAAGTACCATCAACAGTAACACCGTCTGTTGTAGCCACGCCAGTTATGTCTACACCTGTTGAAGTTGTTTCAAACTTTTTATTATGATTATGGTATAGCTCTGTAGAACCACCTTCAGAAACTTTAAAAGAAGTGCTATCATCAGCTTGTCTAACAAACTCAATAACATCATCTTTGATATATAATGTACCAGTAGTGCTATTTATTCTACTATTAGACCCATCATGAAAAATTTCTAAATCGTTACCAGTACCAAACCTAGCCTTAACGTTATCACCTAAATCTACATTGCCTGTCATTGTGCCACCAGACAACGGCAACTTAGTAGCAATACTATTTGTTACTGTTGTGCTAAAATTAGCATCATCACCTAATGCAGCAGCAAGCTCGTTAAGTGTATTTAGCGTAGAGGGTGCGCTATCGACTAATGCAGTAACTTCTGTTTGCACAAATGCAGTTGTAGCGACTTGCGTTGTGTTTGTACCAGTTGCGGCTGTGGGCGCTGTTGGCACACCTGTAAATGCAGGGCTTGCTGCATTGGGTTTAGCATCTAATTGCGTTTGAATATTACTTGTAACGCCATCGGTGTAATTTAATTCTGTAATTGTAGAAGTAAAACCTAAGTTTGTCAGTGCTGTTGTGGTATTTAACAAATCACTTAAATTATTTGATTTACTCAAGCCAGACGAACTAACCGCATTGTTAACTGCCTCAACTGCTTTCGCTAGAAGCAAAAACGATTTTGCATCATCAGACGTTGTTGCTGCGTCTATCTTGCTATCAAGTGTCGTTTCAAATGTTGCTGTATCTATAGCCATGTTTATAACCCTGCCAATGCAATTGCTTCAATTGTGTCTAAATCTGCGGCCTCAAAAGATGAGAACGCTACTACTTCTACTAAGTCTCCAGCTTCCGCTGCTTCTGTTAAAACTACTTGTGTTCCTGACGTAGCCGTAACATCCGTGTTTGCATTGCTTATTAACAATACACCGTTCATAAAAACTTGTACCTGATCAGGATCATAATTGACGGTAAATGTCGTTTGCCCCTGAGTAGCGGTAAACAATGTTGAAGTATAAGTTTGTGGTTTCAAATCGTCAGCCGTTGCAGATGCAAACACAGAGGCTGTACCAGTTAAACTTATTGCAGATCCAGAGCTACTGCTTTCCTGCGGCGTTCTAGTAAGCGTTGGCCCTGTTGCATTGTACGTGCCAATCCCAATCTCCCAATAAGCCCCTTCTTCTATTACATATCTAATTTGATCGCCTGTGGCGGCTCCGGCGGCAGTAAAAGATTGATACCCACTAACTACACTAGTTAGAGTAATCGTGCCTGTACCAGTAGTGGTGGTTTCCATTTTTGCACGATTAAGGAGTTTAATTGGCATATATCACCTAAGATGGATCAGGTATTTCTACGTCAAACGTAGCAATTGTAAATGTGTTACCAGATGTAACGCTTTGAGAGGTTGTTAGTGTGCCAGTTGCTAATAAACGAGTAGCCGAAACGTCTACTATGGCAAAATGACTTGCCGTGCCAGTGCCTGTTACAGATCCGTCTGTAATAGCTGCGGCAGTTACCTTTCTTCCAGAAGTATCTCCATCTTGAGGCGCGCCAAAAGACAATGAAGTTGAATTGCCTAATGTATATGTCGTCGTCGCTTCTGCATAAGTTGTTGCTTCTTGGGAAGTTATATCAATTCTATCCGCCTCGGTATCTAACTTAGTTAAAGCAGCGTCTAAAACATAATCTGCTAATGTTGCCATATTCTTCTCCTATGAATAACTGTTAATTTGCATACGCAGACCAGAGCCGCCATATTTAGCTTTGTCATTATTGCTATTTATACCACTGATCGCACTTTGATACAATGCTGACCACGTTTGAGCTCGAGCGTCGTCAACTAAATATGGAGCACTATGAATTAAAGATCCGTATAGATAAGTATCTGGAAAATAATTTAGTATCCAATTTGAAGTATTGCTGTCGCTCAAAGTTGCAGTCCTAGCATAATAATAAAGCTCACCGGTATACGTTGTGTCAGGCTTTGGCCAAACCTCAATTTGCCCTGATATAACTGCATAATATTGTGGCCGCCCAGTTGTGTCAGAATTTTCGTTTCTTTTCTTTTGTAAAAATAAAGGCGTTGCCAGTTCTATTGGCCGCTCATCGACATCCAAATGAAACCTCACGGCCTCCATGAAATCAGAGGGCAGAGCTGTATATCTTGTGTCAATAGTTGCGGTGGCTCTTTGCTCCATACGCCAATGCCTTATTTTTCGATCCATATCCGTTTCGTTTAATGCGATAAAATCAGGTATTACGCTTGTTAAGTCATCTCTGTTAAGCCAGTTGGCTATGGATGTCTTGAGCTCAGAGTAAGTTGTAATGCTCATAATGTGCCGGCCCTTGTCCTAAAAACTTGGTTATTACTATCGTTTAGCCATTTACGCATCGCCTTCGGATCGTCTGCAATGCCTTGCTTCTTTAGCTCATAGTACACTGAAAGTGGAATTGACGCTACTTTATTAACATCTTTGTATCTATTAGGTGTTTCTTTAAATTCGTTTTTATTTCTTTCGGCTATGGCGGAGACATCTTGCTTTGTCTCAACGACATACTCGCCTTTATCAGTTACGTGCCAGTATTTGGTTATTCCGGTTGCAGGATCTCGGTCAAATAATCGTTTCATTTTATACTCCAAATAAGTGGGGCGACTAACGCCGCCCCGACTGTATTATGATGTAGACAGATCAAATACGCCTGCGTGAGCAGCCTCATTGAGTATCTCTAGTCCTGCCTCAACAATGATCATGCGCTTCTCAGCGTCACCAGTTTTGGCAAGTTCGACCTGTTGGATAGGACGTAGCGTAGCTACAGCCGCATATTCTGGGTCCAAAAATAGGGCATCCCTATCTCTACTAAACCTGTTACAAACCACGGATAAGCTTCCAAAATCTGACAAATAGACATCGGCCGTACCGATAATTGTTGTCGGACTATCGGAAGGAGCCTGATAACGCTGCGCCGCGATACCTGCAAAACCCGATACAACGGTTTTGTTGTGAGGCCCAACCATCAAGATGCTTGGCTCACCACCGGCTGTAAATGCAGCCTGCATTGCAGATTTTAGCATGGCTTCGGTAAATGCTGCTTGCGTACCATCTGTACGTGCATCAGTACCATTACCAGTCGGCGATGCGCCATCTGAAGCAAACACATCGTTAGTAGCAATCCATGCGCCAATACCGCCGGTTTCCCGTGCCGTGCTACTATTGCCTGCCACTTGAGCATTGTTATCAGTTAAAACTGCCTCTAAATCGCGCTTGATTTCCTTACCGCGCTTGGCCATTTGGTATGCCAACTCATCGTTGCGGCCTGCAAGGTCTTGCGCTGCAAGGTTGTCAGCTACAATCAATGTACGACGTAGAATGTGCGTATAGTTGCCAACGCGAGTGGTTGCTGAAGTAGAATCAAAAGAACCTACGTCATCCCCATCTATGTTGGCTGTTTTGCTCACTGCATTTAGGCTGTCAGTCTGCCACTCAAAATAAGTATTGGATACTGATTTAGATCCAACATTACTTTGAAAAGGCGTGGTTTCGGGGGCGATACTCGAGATAACATCACTTAATGATTCCCGAATACCTTTTGCGTCAAAAGACGTAAAAGTATTTGATACAATAGCCATTTATAAATCTCCTATAGTAAGGCTTTTATTGCTAAAGCCGCGTCGTCGATGCGGCCGGATTTTTTTGCGTTCTGAATCGCTTTTTGTGCATCTGACGTAGGTTTAGGCTGTGACGCTTTCGTGCCGCTCTTTAATGTTTTGGCGCGTGCTTTCTTTGGCTTAGCCTTTGCCGCAGTAACTCGCGTTTCTCCTCGATCATATAGCATGGCTTTCCTAGCTAACTTCACAAGCGTGGCATGTTTCAATCCCGTGATGTCTTCTTCGGTAAATCCTTCCCCAAGTAAAAAGTCCCTTATTTGGGTTGCTTCCTGCGCCGCAACTTTTGTGTCGCGCCACTCAGGTATGACTTCCGGAAGCATCTCGCGCTGTTGAGCTACAAATCTTGCTTCATATTGAGCTCTTTGTTGCTCTTGAAGCGTTTGCATTCTTTGTTGCTCAGACTGAACGGCTGCAATTTGAGCCTCACGCTCTTCTTGTTGCTTCCGCCATTGACGTTCTGCCTTCGCTGCCATCTTAGGATCTGTATCATACAGGCTGTCCCAATCTGGCTCCGGTTCCTTATATTCCAATCGCTCCTTAAGTGCAGGCAACAATTGGTTATATTGTGCACGTTCACCCTCGATCTCAAGTTCTTTGGCTTCTATCGCTTTGCGCTGTTCTGCCAATTCTTGTGTCTTACGTGTGTAATCTCTCTGCCGCAGATTAGCTGCTTTCAACTCTTGAACGGTTATCTCTTCACCATCGACCTCTACTATGGCCCCTAGTATATCGAAGGATTCGTCTTCCGAACTTTCCGCATCTTCCTCGACTTCAAGCTCCTCCTCAGATCCTTCGACAACTGAATTATCTTCCTCAGTTGCTCCAGTCTCCTCAGAGGCTTCAACCTCCTCCACTACTTCATCAGTGGTTTCGGCCTCAAGCGCATCAGTTGCCGCAGCGTTATCCTCTTCGGGCGCAAGTATGGCTCTGATTGCATTTTGAGCACTGTACAGATCAGTCCCTTGTGGGTTGTTGTTTTCTGCCATCTCATTAACTCCATATTATGGGCTTATTTTCTTTTTATTTCAATAGCCCCGTTATCTACCATTGCACGCAGCGACTGGCGTACCATTTCAACGCCGCGTAATTTCATATAAATAGCCTCACGGCTATCACCATCATTAGTTTCAGTAGATTTAAACTCAAACCAACAATCCTGCTCTATCTCATTTAAAAATCTTTTGAGATCTGTATCTTTTAATAGACGGTCAGCCTCTCTGCCGTCATCTATAATTTGCTGTTTAGTCTTCACCGCGTGCAGCCTCTTTTATTACGTCGGCCTGCGCCTTCATAACTTCCCGATTAATTGCCAGATCTGATCTAATCTTTTCGACGTTAAGCTGCGTGCCATACTTAGCTTTCATTTCTTCGGCTTTTACAAACAGATCTGCCTCTAGCTCGTCACGTTTTCTATCGTCATCCATTTGATATTGCTCACGCTTCATTTGCAGCTCGGCAGCTTTCTTTTGCATATCTGCCTGTATTTGCTGTATCTGAACTTGGATAAGCTGCTCATTTATATCTGGCTTCTTGGGTTGTGGTGGCGGTTGGAACTGCGCCGGATCGCTCCAAAACTGCGAAGTATCTTTAAACCCTGCTATTTCTGTCATAGATTTTAATGTGTTAGAAAGCTTTTGCATATCTGTGAGTGGGTTTACTGGACCCATTGTCTGCATTGCATCTTTTTGCATTTCTGCGATCTGACGCAACATTAGCATACGCTCGGTGTCAGATCCGCGTCCTAGAGCAACATTTACCATTACATCCATATCAGCATTCCACACACGAGGATCTATAGGCACAAAATCATTTGTAAGTTTTATCATCCGCTCACGGTCTTGGTGCGTTATTACTAGATGCAGTACAAGCTCATACATGCGCTTGACGCCAGTTTCAGCAAAAATACGCGCAATCATTTCAACCTGTTGCTGAGCGGCGCTTACAGTAGCAGCAACGGCAGTTGCCGTGCTTGACTGTAAAGCATTAGCATCTAAACCTTTTGACGCCTTAGAGATGCCCGTGCGCGCCTCTTTGACCTCATCCATATACTTTAGCACTGGAAAAGAAGCTTGCCCTACAAACGGCATACTGAGCGGCTGTATTTGTCCGGCAGCTCTCTGGCGTATAATTGACCCTACTTCTGTGCTCATAGCGTCGTCAATATTCACCATACCCTCGACAACAGCTACCCGTGGATGGATTGACATGCTTAAACTGTCAAGCGTGTTACGCATAATAGACGACTTGATTCTCTGCACATCCATTACTGTATCGGCCACAGACATACCAAAAAAATCGTGGGGCTCGGGATCTGGGCAGAGCGTAGCAAACGGCGCCATGTGACAAGGCTCGTTCATAAGGATTTTGTTGCCGTCTCCGGCAGAGCAAATTTTACGCAGCTCAGCAATACCGTCGCCATCATAATCGACACGAATATAATTCTCGACATACAAAACTTTTTTCATAGCAGGATCGCTGCGCTCGTTCATCTCGTTTGTTAAAGCCCTGTTCCGCGTGTATCGCTCTACATTTGTGTCCATTTCGTCGTAACTAGCGCCGAGCTCGGCTACCTCGTCGTAATCGTAACCCATCGCTACAAGCTCAGATACAGTTACAATCCGCCGGTGTGCGACGTAATCAGCTTCATCAACAGATTTGCTTTCCCGTGAAATTAGAAACTCTTCCGGAGGCACGGCCTCTAGCTTAACGCGCCCGTCTGGGTGCGTGTATGTAGCCCTAACGTCGTGCATCATAGGCGCAGGCATTTCCTCACCGGTCAACGGATCTTGCATCGGCTCACCCATAGGTCTTGATGCCGTGATCTCAACGTCAACATTTGTATCTGACATCAAAGCAGCAAGAGCCATATCATCCAGACCCGAATATGGAATTGTTTCAAACTTAGTTTGATCGTCCCAATAGACTTTTAAAATGCCAACCTTACGAACAAGCGCATCCATAAAAGCAGCATGCATTTCTAAAAAACCGTTATTGTCTCGGTTTATGATGTAATTAGCATAATCGGTTGCCTGTTTTGCAGAGGCAACGTCCTCCGGACCCTGCGGCACGTATTCAACAGTTTGATCGCTGCCGTGAAAAATACGCATAAGAGATGGCATAAGCGCCTGCACGGTGTCACGAACATCCATTGATACGACTTGGCTGCGCCCATCTTCTTCGTTGCCAAACGGCTCGCCTCGGTAATATTGCGTAGCTGCCGCCCTCTGTGGCGAAATATGGTTGTCGATAAAGTCGATTGCGTCGTCAATCTCTTTACCGACAATTCCTTGTAACTCTTCTTCAGACATGACGTCAGGATTCATCTCTTGCTCAAGCTCGTCTACCATCTGGTTTATTTCACGATCCATGTGTCACCTCTTACGTCGGACTGCGTTAGCTGCTAATTCTAATAGGCTTGTTGCGCCTTTTTTGACAGGAAAATATAATGGCGCGTTTACTGCAATTGCGTCTAAAAGAGAAAGCCCCCCCAATGCAGCGTCTTTAGCTACACCTAATTTGTTTCCTTGTCGAAAATTATCAATTAAAGATTTGCCAGATGTTTTTAAATCTTCATATGCTACTGCGGAGCCAAGTATTGGAACAAAACCTGCTAATTGAGCTTGAGACATAGCCACCATTGGGTCTTCTCCGGCGTCTGTCCGCATATTATACATACCAGTAGTTATTTTATTTTGGCCCATTTCAATATTATACAACTGCTCTAAATCTTTATCTGAATATTTAAAATCGCCTTTTTTTCTAAAAATACCCTGATAAGGGTCAACAAAATCTTCTTCAAGTCTCTCATCAGCTATGTCGGGGAAATTTCCAACAATTCGATATGCTGCGCGTATATTTTGCGGATCTGCCATTACATTCCCCTACTTAAATAGCTTAATAAATCTCGCTCATTATTCTGATAAGAGCCTAATAGCCCTCCGGCTCCTGCTACGCCCATCAAAGGTATTTTTCTATTAAAAACTAATTTAGCAACTTTTTTAGGAGATATGCCAAGCTCTTTGGCGGTGACGTTGATCCGTTCATCAAAAATGTCAGACACTGTTTTTCGATCAGACATGAGATTAGTTTCATCACCTAAACCAAACCACGAAAGCGCTTGAGATTCGGCAGGCTCAACGTCTAATTTTTTTGCTACATCGTCATAAATATCTGCAAATATTGGATATTCTGTTTGAGCTTTTACCTTTCTCCCGTCTACCTCTATAACTTGCGTTCCTATTGTGTCGTCTATCATGTTTGGCGTTAGCGTTTTTGGATCTTTTTTATAAGCTGCTTTAAATTTAGGTAATATAAATCCATCTGGCACAGAGCCTGCTTTGACCTCATTCATAGCCATAAGAGCTCCTCGTATAGCGTGCGTGTCAACCGTTACTCCAGAACGATTCCCAATCATATTAGCGCCAAAAGTTGCAGGTTTTGTATTAGTTGCTCTATCTATAGATCCAAATTCTGCAATGTCGTCCAACAATTTTCCGTGAATACCTCCTTTACCAGTCATCATCGGATATCCTTTTTCAGATATGCCGCCACTTCCTTTTCCTACAAGCTCTCTAAAAGGTATTCCTGCGTCTAGTTTAGCCATAACAGATGTAGCATTTCTTATATTAGGCTCCACAGGCGTTCTCGGAGACGTTGCTGCAAAATATTTAGAAAAATCATCTAAATACTTTGCGGCTTCATCCTTACTCAAACCTGCTTTTAGAGCTGCTCTATAGATCGGCCCATCGCTACTATAAAAAAAACGAGCATCGCTTTCCGTAATACCACTTTTTAATATTTTTTCAGTTAATTTATCGGCTATTTCCTGCCTTCCTTTAATAAGTGGCCGCGCCCTATCTTTTAAAGGCAAAGGAGCCAAAGGATTTGGGTTTCTGGGGTACATGCGGCCTAAATCCTCAGAAAACGCAACTCCAGAAGGCGTTTTGTAATCAGTATCTAAAATTCTTTCACGATCAGGATCTGGCTGTATTCTTTTTTTAGTTGGCAGCTCCATTCTGTCAGACATGATGTCATAAAAAGCTTTTAAGCCGTCGCGGCCACCTTTTGCGATTAGCTCAAGAAGATCTAGTTTGCTCGCCATATCACCACTTCACCTTGTTTGCCCAGAAAGCCGCAGACATTTTGCCCTTAGCAATATTTTTAGCGTGCCTAGCCTTAAATGATTTGGCACGCTTAGTCATTTTTTTGTCGCCGGTTTTACCTTGTTGGCCAAACCTAATAGTCTTTACTTTGTCACCTTCTTTAGCCACCACCACATGCGATTTTTTCGGGTGGCTAGGCGTGCGTTTAGGCTTGTTGAAACCTGACACGCCGGCACGTGCTAAACGTGGGTCTTTTTTACTTTTTCTTTCCGCCACTTACTTTTTCTTTTTTTTGGCGGTCTTCGCGCTTTGCTTAAAAGCTTTTGCAGTTGGAGCCCCTTTAGAACCTACTTTACGCATTTTTTCTGGCGTTTTTCCTGCCGCTTTTTGGCGTTTGATTCTTTTACGTTTAGCGTGAATGTTGGCATATAAGCCTTTTTTTGCTGCCATATCTATTTCTTCTTCTTCTTAACCATTTTCTTGCCAGACTTCTTTGCAGCTTTTTTTGCGGCTGCCATTCCCTTCTTGCTGTACGAATATTTCTTACCACCGACCATAGGCATAGCTGTCTCCTCACAGTTAAATGTAGGCCAATCATACAGGATTATAAGAAAAAAGAAAGCCCGACATAAATTTAAGGGCTTGTGCATATGTTAACACTGTGTTAACATGGGTATATAAATAGAATCACTCGCAACTAACGGAGGTATCCTATGCGACTATACACTAACAACCAAGGCGTCTGGGCAGGCACTCAGGCTGACGCTAAAAAACTTTTTAAAGTTCCTAACACCCCGACAGGCAACTTTGTCGAGGTTGACGTACCAACAACCAAAGCAGAACTCATGGAGTTCTTAAACACTCACAGATGTCGCCCACAGAGCGGCCAAGACCTTGAGCGCGACAGCGTCAAGTTCAACGACCCGAGCATTGCTCCGGCTTCCCCTTCTCAAGCACCACGCCCAGAGCGTCACGGTCAGTCAGCCAGTGCGTATAAGCCTGCCGGCGAACTCAACCGGTACGACGTGCAGGACGTCGTTCTTAACTGCGACAAGCGTTACTTAGGCGGCGCCTTGTCTGCAATCGTCACTCGCATCTATGACATAGATGACGATATTTAATTTAACGGGGGCTTCGGCCCCCACTTACGGAGGTATCCAATGAAAAACGTTAACATCAAACCAGTCAACCACGGCGAAACTAAAGCCGACAGAAACCGCTACTGCGGCCCGTCGGTCATTAGCGCCGTAACAGGCATGACAACCGGAGAAGCAGCTCGCCTGCTTCGCCACGTCGGTGGTCGCAAGTCTATCAAAGGCTCATCTGTTAGAGAAGTCACTGACGCTCTACAGATGTGCAACATCAAATCTACCTATAAAAACTTTGGCTTAAAGCTAGGCCGAAGCAAAGGCCCGACATTAGCAGCTTGGCTTAGACATACTGTCAAAGAGCGCACTGCTAAACGTGTCTTTCTTATCGTCGCAGGTCATCACTGGCAGCTTGTCCAAGGCAGACGTTACGTGTGCGGCATTGTTGGCGAACCAGTATCTATACGCGACAAAAAAGTTAAAAGACGAGCGCGTGTATCTAACGTATATGAGCTGTCACTTTTTGGCATCGCTGAAGCCGGTATAAAAATCGAAATACCTGCCGAGGCACGTAAGCCAAAGCGTGACGCAGTCGAAGCATCTGATTACTCAAAGGCAAAGCGCCTAGCTAAAAAGATGGAGATCGAGATCGATCTAGATCAGATCGGCCCGTCACGTAAGTACGACGTGCAGAAATGGATTAGCTACGATGACGTCGATGAGAACAACGAGCATCTCGACTTTGCCGACATGGGCGTAATCGATGGCCACTGCTCATACGACTGGTGGGAGCTGCACGGTAAGCTCGAAGAGATCCAAAGGTATCGTGACGAGCACGGCTACCGGCGGTACAAAGAAGCCGCCTAAACAACGCCCCTGATACTACGTTTCAACGGCCGGCTCCATGAGCCGGTCGAACTCGTTCCGGATGCCAGTGTCGTGTGGTCATTTGCCAGTGACAAACAAACAGCGTCAGCTCTATCCGGAGACACAACGCCCCTCTTCTTCATAGCCTCCTTGCTCTCAACTTGGATCTTACCGGCCGAGGTAAAGTGATAACGAGGCGCAGCAAGCTCCGCATAAAGCGCATCATCACGCGGCAACCGGACGTCCATACCCTCAAGCCACGCCTTACACCTAAACCAGATCTCAGCGCGCAGGTTTAAATACGTGTCCTTCGACATAGCACGCTCCGACACGTTTAAGCCACGCGCAGGTAAACCTACCTCACGCAATCGATCTAGCACTCCGGCGCCGAACCCGTTGCTGTCCACAATGATCTCTGTCGGCCGTTTAGACGGCGGCAAAATATCGTACTCTGCCTTAACAGCTCCGGAGAGCTGCATCAGATCGAGGTTACGCCACACAGTAAGCGGATGAATTACCGGACCCTGACGCTTGCATAGCACACTGCTATCGTTGCCTTGCCGTGCGACGTCCAACCCCCAGACGTATGCAGCATCTTCGTGCACCTTAATATCGCTTGCCATCGCGTGCTCAATCAGAGCTACCGGTATCACGGTATCTTCCTCGGACGGTGGAAAGTTGCCAAGAACACGCACATGGTACGCAGGGCTGTCCTCTCCATAGCGCCTTTTCATGTCGTCGATGTAGTCGTCGGAAACTCGAGGAGAGCTCACGCAGGAAACGTGCATCGTATGCCAGTCATCGCGCAGCCGGTTATGCGTGTCATAAAAGAAACCCGTATTTCGCGTCGGGTTGCCGGTAAGCACAGTGGTCGCATTGTGTCCGGACATCGATCCACTGGCGGCCTCAAAAACGGCATTTGGGACGCCGCTCGCCTCGTCGGCGATCAATAATACGTCTGAACTATGCACGCCGGCAAGCGCCTCCGGCTGCTCAGCTCTAGACGTGCGAACCGATATAAACGCGCTCTCAGGGCTCTTCTTCAGCTCGATACGATCAGACTTAACCTCAAGCAGCTTGTCAAAGGGTGGCCTTAGACGCTTAGCTACATTTTTCATTTCCGCAAAACAGGCGTCAAAGAGCTGCGCCGAGGTAGGAGCTGTAACCACGGTTTTACTTGGAACACGCATTAAGACGTGCCAGACGGCAGCCATAGCCACGGCAGTTGATTTTCCTACACCGTGTCCAGATCGGACAGTTATACGTCGTCGCTCTGGATCAGCCACCGACATAAGCAGCTCACTTTGCCACTGATCCGGCTCGATGCCAATTACCTCGGAGGCAAAGGCTACTGGGTCGCTCTGATAGCGTCGCATAAGTTGCAGGAAAGGATTACTGGTCGGCTTGTTCATTTTAGGGCTCCATTTCTTAAAATTTTTTTTCGATGGTGCGTGAAGAGGTCGTCGATTTTTGCACCGGTCAGCGCAGAATCAGGGGGGGGCTTTTTTGCATATAACCGTATAAGTTCGCATAATACTTATTATGTTAACAAAACGGTACTATATATAGTATGCTCCTTTTTTATATGACTAAATGTTGATCGGATACAAGATATAGTGGTTTATTGACAGAAATGCTGCAATGCAGTATTCGCGCGCGCGCCTGCGCGTCGGTGTCTCGATGCATGAAATCGTACTTACTTATCAACGATTTCCTCCGCTTCTCCATCGATCACGTCGCCGCTAACTTCACGTAACAATGCGGCAGCTTCTGCATGTAAATCGCCAACGCTAATGTTTACTGCAACCTCTTTATGGCGCGTATCGTACTGAGGATTAAGCTTCGCAGCCATCCACTTATCGGTATCAACTTGCAGCCTTGCTGAGTTAATTGTGTTATCTTCAGCGTGCACGTTCAGCGCCGTGTTAACAGCTCTTGACGCAAAGAAATGAGCTGATTGCTCTTGTGCTTCTGCGTATCGCTGACGGCGTCCTTCTGCCATGTCTAGCCATCTCGACCACAACTTATAACCAATACCAATGTCTTTGAGCAGCTCAGTTAACGTCGTACCAGTAGCTAACCGGTTGAACAGCTCGTCCTCACCTATCTTGGTTACATTGGCTAACTTTACATCTGCAACTTTACCCATTTACTTCTCCTCGATTTTAGCACGATCACTGACAAATGCAGTAACGGCTTTCATAACATACGGCAGATCTTTCGCCGGTATTGTTGCTACCAGTTTACCATCAACCCATACTCTCAGTCCATCGTCATACACCGACCAGTTTACCACGGTATATCATCCTCCATAATTGGTATTGTGTTTCCCTTATCAACAATGTGCGTAATCTTTGCCTTTGGGAAAGATGTAAACGCATCATTTAAAAACGTGTCAGTAAATTCTTGTCGCACAATCCTAGCTGCATCTTCGAAGCTATACACTATCCAATCAGGATATTTTACCCGTAGCTCAGCTACACCTTCCATTGCAAAGCAAACAACCTTATCACTATCATCCATTGTCACGGCATAAGCATGTGCCGGCAATGGCTCATGCCCTGCATCAAGCGCAGACTGCTCTAGCTTGTCCCATGCTTTCATTAGCTGCCCTGCTACTTCGTGTGTCGCTACAATATTTTCCTCGGCTACAAACTTCTCCAGAGCCTCGTATGCAGCTCTGAATCGTCCGGCAAGCTCTGGCGCTACTAACGACGGTAAACTATCTCCCCACCTACGCTCCATTTCTCGAGCCTTACGATCTAGCGGCTCAAGCTGCCCCCATACTCCTGCGGAGATAGGTTTACTCTGTTCGCCATGCCTAACATCAAACGACTTTTTATCTTTTATCTTATTTGCGCTTATTCTTCTTTTCACTGCCATGCCCTTCCGCAGTTAACATTGTTACGTCCGAACTCCCTGCCGCAGTTACGTATATATACGTAACAACTGCGGCGGAAGGTTTTCTCCGCACTTCTCGCAGTCTTCCGCACTTCAACTGCGGTAACTGCGGTAACATCAAAACGCCCCTCAATGGACCGTCTCACTGCCATCCACAGATAGCTTCAGCATACGCTGCAAGTCGGCCATGTTTCGATTGGCATCATGTGCCACATCGACCATTGCGTCGAACAGGAGCACGTACTGTGTAATTGGCAACGGAGCTATCGGCTGATGCTCTTTGAGCCACACGATGCTCGCCTCACCAGTTGTGTCGTCCCACACTATCTCGGCAAGCTTTTTCTTACTCTTTGGCTTTGTCATTGGCTTTCCCCTCCTGTAGCAGCTTAAACTGCCTGATGCGCCACGCTACGACCTCAAGCTCGTCGGCCATGTGGTCAGTTATAATACCGCTAAATAGCGGCTTACGGTCCCTAGCAGTAAGCGCCTCTCCGGCTATTAATGCAAATGTGTGATCTTTTTTAGATAATTCAAACGTCATGTGAGCGACCTCGTAATGCTCACGCTTAGTCTCAGGGTGTCTGCGCTTTGCTTTGACGCTATGGGTGCTCATCCAGTACACTCCCCGTCGTCTGCTTGGCAAAAGAAATCTTCCATGTCATAGATCCAATCGCCTTGTCTTTCTAAATCTGATTTCATCTTTTCTAAATTCCTATCAAGGCGAAACGGAAATCCTATTTCTTTTTCAATGTTAATCCACCATGATGCTCTTTCTGGGTAGTGTCGCAGCATATAAGCCGTGGTGTCCTCCGATTTAAGAAAACAAAAGTCACAATTCCCACTTGGACATTTACCTCTATGATTTGGTAATTTTAAATCAAAGTTAAAAGCCTGTAACTGTTTGCCCCAAAACTCAGCTATATCAAATTTGCTAACTTTTGCGGTATTTAATGGATACCAGTAATGCCATTTATCATTACTTGTTTCTTTGCATCTATGACGCTCATCAAACCTTATACCAACAGCTTGTGTCCAATTTTGCCATTTCTGATATTTGGTAATAAATCTTTTTATTGTCAGCATTTTAAGTTCTGTCGTACAAAATCTTTTCATTGGCTGCGGCATAAACTTTTTAAAATGTAATAACTCAGTAAATGGCTCTCCATTTATCGATGCTGTATCTCTTGTAACTATTCTATATGTAGGACTATTATTAATTCTTGTATATTCTAGCCATGTGATATGCACACGCCAACGCTCGCTGCACTCTTGCACAAAGTCTAATGTCTCAGGCATCTCACGCCCAGTATTCGCAAAGATAACCTTACAGCGATCTGGCAAATCTCCGTTAGCCTCAAGTATTTGATGCAACATATATGCGCTAGTTCTACCTCCGCTTAAACTAATTTGTACGTTTCCCTCTGGAAGTTTATATGCGCTCACAGCCCTGCCTCCTCACGGCTGATCCAATCGCCGACAATAACTACCGGAACCTCGCGCCCATCGCGCTTACTGAGCCACGTCGAGTGACGTAGCACGTCAGTTTCAAGCCACTTCTTAGCTATTGCCCGAGCTCTCGCTTTCTCATGTTTCTTATCTAAGTCTAGCCTAAGCACTTTTGCAACGGCTATGCCAATCCAGTTTTTTGCTCTAACATCTGACCGATACGGCTCATCTGCCTGCTCGGCCTCACCTACGGCACGCTGTACAGCTAAAGCATCTTTCGGTCCGATGCCATCAAATAGATCTGGCATGGCAAACGACGTTGCTACACCTACATATTCGCCATTGGGCAGCTCGACACCGACCATACGCCGGTACACGGCATGTGCCGCAGGCGGAGCTAGGTTTGACTTGCCGTCGTCAACTCTAAATATGCCGAGACTTTCTTGCTCGCTAACACCAAGCTTTAGCGCATCGTCTTGACTAATCTTGTTAATGACCCTCGCAGCTCTTGCTGCACCGATTAATGAGCCTGCGCCCCTGACACTGTCTACAGTAGCCTCGTCGCCATTGCTCTTACGTATGTGATGCACCAACCCGATACTACAGTCAGTCGCATCGCAGACACGCCGCACGGCTGCCACCGCTGCGTTCATTGCCACGTTATCATTTTCGTTGATCTGGTTTGCGCCAACCCATGGGTCGATAAATGCGACACCAATTTTATGATGCTCAATTTTTTCAATCATGTAGTTAACAAGATCATCGTGCACCTGTATGCCTTCCCTACCTTGGCTCGCAAACATGATTTGCATATCACGGCCTGCGTCAAGAAATAGCCTACCTTCAATATCTTCCGGAGCGATGTTAAAGTGCAGCATTGCTGCGACTAGTCTACGTTGCATCTCCTCCAATGGATCTTCGAGGTTAACAACCCAGACATTACACTGCTCACGTACCTGCTCACCGAGCAAAGGTTTACCGGTAGCAATTGCTAAAGCCTCGACGATTTGCATTGACGTCTTACCAACGCCTCCGGCGGAAGCTAAAACGCTGACGTTGGATCTAATGTAGTGGTTACCATAGATCCAACGCCGCGCAGGGATCAACGCAGGGTCGATCCAAGTGAAGGGCGTGGGCCACTGCCTCTCGGCCTCTAATGCCTCTTGCACTTCCTGTTCTACTGGCTTAGCAGTTGCCAGTGCTTCTCGCAACTTGGTTTCTCCTACCTCACGCAGGTAGTCGTTAGCATCTTTGACGTTGTCGACCCCGAGCTGCGAGAAGCGCACGACGTACACACTAGTCGATCCATCGCCGCGTAATACGTCAGCTACTGCATCAACATTTAAATCTGGATCAGCGCATATTGTGACGTCAGAGGCGCGTGGCACGTTGTAAGTAGACATACCTGCCTTCCCAAACGTGCAAATGACTGTAGCCTCGTCTCCGACAGCCTGACGCACGCTTAATGCATCTTCTGGCCCTTCGGTCAATATAATTGGTCCAGTCGATCCTACGCTCATTACATTGCCTGCTATTACGCCTCGGCTATATTTACTGATGCCATTGTGCTCACGCTTACGGCCCTCCGGAGTAAGCAATACGCTTTGTATGCCCTCGACCTCACCGTCCTCACTGAGTGCCGGAAAGACAATTGCAGGGCCGTCGTACACATTAGGGCTGAACCGCGCTATGTTCGAGGCTGTACTAGCTCTAAGGCCACGATGATTGAGATAAAGTAGTGCAGGTCTTACGGCGTCTTTATTTTCTCTGTTGATCGGGACGCTACGCTCCCAAGTCTGACGCGCCTTGTTCATCTTATCAATGCGCGTCTCGTCATCTCTCGCTAATAAATCAGACGCTGCAAGCTTACTGATTAACCGCTCGAAGTCGCTTGCCGTATATGGCACGGCGTCTGAGTTTTCTAATTGCTTTGGATTTTCGCCGCCACGTTTAAAGCCTGACCCAATGGTCGCCTTAATCTCTGGCTCGTTTAATCCGATTTGTTTTGCCGCGCCGTGTAAATCGACGATGGCCTTGTCGAGCAGCGCAGGCGCTAGATGCGCGTGCCTGCCAATGGTGAAAGCAGCCTTGTTAAGCACTTCGTTACGCCCTCCACGTAACGCATGTACTACGTCGCCTACAACGCTCTCACGCACCTTTTCAAAATATGATTCGCTCATTTATTATACCTCTGTTATGTGCGACGCCCCAGACCTGACTCATAGGGCGCCGCGT